AGGGCAGCAACAGAAGAAAAGAAGACTACAAGAGAGTCGAGGACAATCTTGGAAAGGTCAAGTTTGGCACATTCAAACCAAGCAGGACTTGGGAGACTAAAGAGCCAAAGAGAGATGGGGTTAGAAAGAAAACTGTTTAGGAGGATTTTATGGAGGCTTTGTTAGTATTTTTGGTATTTGTAATATTCATGCTAGTTATTGCTTTGATTGACCAAAGAGATTATTGCCAAGCATTGATTAGAAATTACAAGATTTCTATTGAGAGCAAAAATAAGCATCTTTCAATGTTTAATAATGTTGATAAGTTTTTAGGTGAAAAAATTGACGCTACAGTCAAAAAATGACACTATCGTCAAAAACTTAGAGTAGACACAACATGAAAGACTCTGATAAGGATTTGTTTATAAGTATCGCTATTGGCTCTCTATTGGGTTGTGTATTGATATACTTGTTTGGAGCTTGATATGGCAGGCGGAGCACCTAAAGGCAATCAGAACGCAGTAAGAGGCTTTCAAGCTACGAGAGCCTTAGAGCTTGCCTGTGAGATACACGCAGGGGAGAAGACGCTCGATAACATCGTATCTGGTAACGGTATGAAAACCCTTGTAAAGCTTTGGCTTAAGCAGATTGAGGATGCTCAGGAAGTATTTAAGCCGGTATCGAATGACAAACGAGATTGAGATTGAGTACGTTGAAAAGCTGCACCCATTATTTACTAAGCCTAAGCGCTTAAAGATTGCAGTAGGTTCGAGGGGTTCAACTAAATCAACAGCTTTTGCTGATTATGTCGCTGCAAGGATGGCGGGAGGCGAGCTTTGGTGCTGTGCAAGGGAGCAACTTAATTCGATTGAAGAGTCAGTACACAGAACAATCCTAGACGAGATAGACAGGCTAGGACTTGAGGGATTCAATGAAACCAAGACAGAGATTAAGCATGAGAGCGGAGGGCGGTGTTTCTATCGAGGGCTATCTAAGAACGTCACTGGATTAAAGTCTACTCTGACGGGCGTTGACGGCCTCTGGATTGAAGAGGGTGAGGACTTAAGCGACAACACTTTAAGGATATTGACTGCTTCTGTACGGTTAAGCGCAGAAGATACAGCAAGGCGAGCTGCTGGTGAGGATGTAAAATTCCCTGAGATATTCGTTAGCATGAACCGAGGCTCGATAAACGATCCGGTCTCGAAGAAATGGCTAGCAAGGGCAGAGGAGTCTTTGCAGTCTTGTGGTTATTACGAAGATGATTACATGATGGTTGTTGAGGTGAATTGGGACGATGTGCCGGAGGAGTGGTTTAAGAACTCAGGGTTAGAGCAGGAAAGGCTGGACGATTTAGAGCACCTTACGGATGAGGAGTACTATGCGAAGTGGGGAAGCGGCTACACTGACAACGTACAGAACGCTCTTATCTTGGGTAAGTGGTTTGATGCTTGTATCGACGCTCACAAGAAAGCGGGCTTTGAGCCGATGGGCGCTAAGATTGCAGCGCATGACCCGTCTGACACAGGGGCGGACTCAAAAGGATATGCAGAGAGGCATGGTAGTGTTATCACTTGCGTTGAGGAAAAGACTGACGGAGACATTAACCAAGGATGTGATTGGGCTACTGACCTAGCAATAAGTCATGGCGTTGATGCGTTTACTTGGGATTGTGATGGGATGGGCGTAGGACTTAACAGGCAAGTTGGGCAAGCGTTTAACCAGAAGAAAGTATCTATATCAATGTTCAAGGGCAGTGAGTCTCCTGATAATCCAGAGGCTACTTATCAACCAACAAGAGATTCTGTTGTATTTAACCAGCAAAAAATTAAAGACGTTTGCAGGAATAAACGCGCTCAGTATTACTTAGAGCTAAGAGATAGGATTTACAAGACCTATAGGAAAGTTGTCTTTGATGAGCATGCAGACATTGAAGATATGATAAGTTTCGATTCTAATATCAGTAATTTACCTAAACTACGGGCAGAGCTTTGTAGGCTTCCCGTTAAGGATAACCGAAACGGCTTGTTTGAGTTATACACAAAGCCAGAGATGAAAAGCAAATTTCAACTATCTTCTCCCAACTTAGCAGATTCACTTATGATGTTAATGCGACCCGTTAAACCGATACAAACAGCAGTAAGAATCCCTCAACCGCGCAAGGTTTATAGTCGCAGATAATGGAACTCCAGACTCTTAAAGAGCTTCACGATAAAGCTTATTCTTCTAATCAGGTAACCCGCGAACAAGCTGCTGATGACTTAGTATTTTATTGGGTCACTCAGTGGGATGACCAATTATTATCTGATTCTCAGCTACAATATCGCGGTCAGTTCGACATCGTGCGCAAAGCAGGCCGTCAGATTATGTCTGACCTTCGCCTTAACCCTGTACAGCCAGACTTCAAGCCTAAAGACGAAAGCAGAGAAGATGCTGCTGAGGTTATGGATGGTCTTTATCGAGCTGATGACCGTAGATTGGATTCTCAGGAAGCTTATGACGGTGGCAGCCAAGACGCTGTTGTTTGTGGCTTTGGTGCTTGGGAGCTTTACACTACTTACGAGAATAATCTTGTCGGAGACTTGAACCAAGTTATTCGCAGACGATACATTCCTGAAGCTAATAACAACTGTTTCTTTGACTCTAACGCGGTTCGATTGGACAAGAGTGACGCTAACTTTGTCTCAATCTTGTACAAGTACAGCGAGGATGGCTACAAGGATTTATACGAGGAGCTGACAGGCGAAGAGACTGACGAGACATGTGAAAGCTTTGCTTACCCTGAAGAGTCTTACACTTTTCCATGGGTAGCTGAGAGTAAAAAGATTTACGTTGCTTCGATTTACCATCGCAAGAAAGTCAAAGATAAAATAATCATGCTTCAAGACCCGATGGGTCAGCCTTTGGTTGTGCGCGAGGCAGATATTAACGATGTTATGGATGAGCTGGTATCTGGTGGCTATAACGTAGTTGGTGAGAAAGAGATAGACCGCTGGCAGATTAAGCGATACATCTGCACAAGCCGCAAGATTTTGAAAGAGGAAGAGGTTGCAGGGCAAAACATCCCTGTGATTCCTGTTTATGGTGAAAGAGCTACAAGTGTCGAGGGCGAAGAGTATTACGAAGGGTTTGTAAGACTTGCTAAAGACGCTCAGAGGCTCCGTAACTTCCACCTAAGCTATTTAGCTGACATTGTTAGCCAGTCACCTAGACCTAAGCCTATGTTCAATCCTGAGCAAATTGAAGGCTTTGAGGATATGTACGACGAGAGTGGTTCTGATAACAACTATCCTTACTACTTGATTAACCGCACTACTGCTGACGGAACTGAACTCCCTAACGGGGCTGTTAGCGTTATGCCTGAGCAGCAAGTACCGACTGCACTATTGCAGATGACGGAACTTACCCGACAAGCTGTTGAGGACGTAGCAAACGCAGGCAACCCCCAAGACATAGCTGACCCTGATTTATCAGGTAAGGCTGTGCTTGCTTTACAAGCTCGAATGGATAATCAGAGCTATATCTACCAACACAACTTTAAACACGCTAAGCGACGCGATGCTGAGGTTTACGCTTCTATGGCTAGTGAAGTTTATGACGCACCTAGGAAGGTAACGGTAGAGACTGACGACGGCCAGACCAAAGAAGTCCAGTTGATGCAGGTTGTGATTGATGCTGAGACGGGTGAGCCAGTTGTTCTTAATGACATCACAAACATGGAGTTTGATGTCTATGCTGCAGACTCGACAAGAATTGGTTGATTTATCGCAAAGCCTAGACCCTGACGACCCGTTGAGAAAGGTTGTTATGATGAAGGCTTTAGAGCTTATGGATGGCGTACAGCTGGATGACGTACGGGATTATGTTCGCAAGCAATTGCTCATTCAAGGATTTAAAGAGCCTGAGACTGAAGAAGATATGCAAGCGGTCATGCAGGCTGCTCAACAACAGCAACAACCTGATGCTGCAACCATCTTAGCTTTAGCAGAGCAAACTAAAGCGGAAGCTGCGATGATTAAAGAGCAGAGGGAAGCGTTTAAAGACCAAGCAGACGTGCGTAACGATGAGGCTAATACCCAGATAGACGCCTACGAGGCCGAGACTAACCGTCAGAAGGTAGAAGTTGATGCTGCTAGGTATGGGGCTGAGATAGACTTGAAGCGCTCTGAGCAGTTTATGAAGCGCGTAGACAATGCTGCTGATAGGCAGTTGAAAGATCGAAAGGAATTCTTAGATTTAAGAGCTAGCGTGAGCTAAAGGTCGGGTACCGCTATACAACCCGTCGTCAGTATATCTACTGTTCTTTCCGATATAAAAGCTCTCTTTATCTTCGTTAAAGAGGCAGAATAAGGTATAGCAATCATCAAAACCAATACTCATTAAATTATATGGAACCCATGTATCTATAAATCCCTCATAATTAAACTGGTCTAATATAACTCTCTTTTCCTTAAGCTCTTGGAGTTGACGCTCAATCAAGCATTCTACTTCACTTTTTCTAGAGACTCTCACCTCTACCCCTCCTCTTTTTATCCTCTTCCTCTTCCCACTCTTCCCGTCTATTCCTAGCCCTAAGCTCAAAAATCCTATCCCTATAATGGCTATGGTTAATCCTTACAGAGCCTTCCTTGTCTGCTTCTCTGTAAACACGGTGAGGGTGTTTGTTAAACTCTTCTGCGTTAAATGTTTTCATTAATCACCAATTAAGTTAGTTGATTTACAAGATTGCAAGTTTTCAATTAAAACGTCATGTAAGTCAGGCTCTCCCCAAAACATTAGAATTAAAACAAGCATATCCTAAATCAGTCTTTTATCACTAAGCTCTAAAATATCTTCTACTGTGAATCCAGATTCTTTAAGCTGTATTAAATCATATACCCTGCTTTCCTCGTGTATTTCAGGCTCTTTATAAACAATCTTTTCAACTTCCTTTTCGATTACCTGAGGCTCTCCTGCATATCCATAAGTAGTGCTAACATCCGCTCTTCCATTTAAATCCTTCATAAGACATCCCACGTACCAATCATCTACGCCGTAAACCATAGCTGTTTCTTCATCTAACTCTAAAACTATCTTCTTTCTCATAATTTTCTCCAGCTCCTATAGGTGCTAGGAGTATAGCCCTTTCCAGACATTCATACAACAACTATCAACACATATAATCACTTGTACTGAGGCGACAGGTTAAACGCAATCCTTACTTGTGAGGCGCACAAGGTTTTATCGTTACATCAACGAGGTT